ATCTGCACCGCAACGAATTCACGGTGCAGATGAGCGAGGGTACCAGTCTGATCGGCTGGTCGAAGTTGCTGCAGAAGACGCTGGTGTCGGTCGGCTCGGGCCAGCAATTGTTCTCGGGTTCGCCGTTCGTGCCCAACGACCTGCAGCCGGGCGTCTTGAGCATCCTCCAGCGCGAGATCAACGTGCTGGACCTGATCCCGACGCTGACGACGGAATCGGACGTCATCGAATGGGTCCAGGAGACCACCTTCACCAACAACGCGGCGATGGTGGCTGAGGCGACGGCGACGACGGGTACGACGGGCAGCAAGCCCGAATCCGCGCTGGCCTACGCGGCGCAGACGACGCCCGTCAGGACGCTGGCCCACTGGATTCCGGTCACCAACAAAATGCTGGGCGATGCGCCGCAGATCCGCGGCATCATCAACAGCCGCTTGCTGCTCGGCCTGCAGCTCGCATTGGAGACGCAGATCGTCTCGGGCGATGGGACGGGCGAGAACTTCCTGGGCATCCTGAACAACAACATCAATGTCCAGGCCATCGGCACCGATAACGTCCTGGATGCCATCTTCAAGGGCAGGACGCTGGTCAGGGTCACGGGTAAAGCGCGGCCATCCGCGGTGGTCATGCATCCCAACAACTGGCAGAGTGCCAGGCTGGCGCGCGAGAACTCGGCCACGGGCACGCTCGGCGGCTACCTGATGGGCCCGCCCAGCATGGTCGGCGCGAATACGTTGTGGGGCTTGCCGGTCGTCGAATCCGAGGCGATGCCGGCAGGCACGGCACTCGTCGGCGATTTCAGCATGGGCTGCACGCTGTTCGATCGCGAACAAGCCGTGGTCAGGATCGGCTTCGTCAACGATCAGTTCATTCGCAATATCCAGACGTTGCTGGCCGAGCTCAGAGCGGCGTTCATCGTGTGGCGCCCGACGGCGTTTTCGAAAGTCACGGGTGTGCCGTGATACTGGTGTTCTGGAAAAAAATTCCTGACCCGCCTCCTGAACCGGACGACGATGACCAACCCGAGCCCGAGCCTGCCCCTGAGCCCGAGCCGTCCGCCTGAACGGATGGGGCAGTACGTGGTCGGTCGGCGCTATCGGGCGGGTGGACACGGCGTCACGCTCACCTGGCCCGATGGCACGTCGACCACGTACGCGGCGCGCGCGGTCTTTCGCCTCGAGCGCGTGCCCATCAAGGTGACTGGCCGCGCCCATCGCATCGGTGAGCCGATGAGCTATGAGACGTCATGAGCTACGCCACGCTGGCCGACTTCAAGGCCGCCGTCGAGATCGCCGACACGCGCGACGACACGGACATCCAGCGCGCCCTGGATGCCGCCACCGCCTGGATCGACCACTACACCGGCCGCACGTTCAACGCGGTCGACACGACGGCCTCGGCGCGGCACTTCCTGCCGTACGAAACGATGCGGCTGGAAGTACCTGACCTGACCAGCATCACCGCGTTCGCGATTGATACGGCGGGGGATGAAAGTTTCCGCACCGCGCTGGATGCGGACGACTACGACCTGTACCCGCTGTACCTGATGCCCGGTCTGGGCGGCTACACCGAGATTCGATTGAAGCCGCTCGCGCCGTCGTATTTCATCATCGGCTACCAGGTGCGCATCACCGCGTTCTGGGGCTTCGGTCCAACGCCGGCCGCGGTCACCCAGGCGTGCATCCTGGTCGCCAATCGCTGGAACCTGCGTCTGAGCGTGCCGTTCAGTATGTGGGAGGCACCGCAGACTGGCGAGCTCGCGACGTTGACCGCGCGGGACGAAGACGTGGTTAACCTGTTGTCGGCGTATGTGACCTCCAGTGGGGCAGGGCGTGCCGCCGCGGCGACCTGGGTGCTTGTGTGAGTGTCCAGCTCGGGCCCGAATGGGAGGCTTTTCTCAGGCGGCTGCAGACGACACCCGAGCAGATGGAACGCGACATGCGCCAGACGTTGCAGGCGTCGCTGCTGCTCGTCGAGGCCTCGGCCCGCTCGTATGCTCCCCAGGACACGCGTAGGCTCGCGGGAAGCATCTCGCAGCGCATCACGGGTACCTATCCCAGTCTCGTCGGTGAAGTCGGCCCAGGCGTGCGCTACGGCCTGTTTGTGGAGTTTGGCCGAAGAGCGGGCGCGCGCATGCCACCGGTGAATGCCTTGATCGGCTGGGTGACTCGCCACTGGAATCCGGCGTTTATCGGACCACTGCGTCAGGGCGAATTGCGTCCGCGCCGCGCTGCTGGTCCGGGAGTGTCGCAGGCAGCGATCCGCTCGCGTGCGTTTGCACTCGCACGAGCGATTCAGCGCCGCGGTATCCCAGCGCGGCCGTTTATGGGACCGGCGTACGAATCGAATCGGGCGCGCATTGAAGCCGGCTTCGCGCGCATCGGCCTGCGCGTCGTCGCCTACCTGGCGGGGAATCCGATCCCGTGACGGAACCGACAATCGATCAGATCCAGGCCGCCATCAAAGCCCGCCTCGGCACGATCACCTCGCTGCGCGCGTATGCCACCGAGCCCGACAAGCCGAATTTTCCGTGCGCCTATCCGCGCATCGTCGACTGGACGTTTGACGAAGATTACGACCACACCACGCTGTACCACTTCGACATCTGGGTGCTGGTGGGACTCGAGCCGGGCTTCGACCGCGCCCAGACCTGGCTCAATCCGTATCTGTCGCCGGCGGGCACCAATTCCATCAAACTGGCCATTGACGCGGATCCCAGACTCGGTGGCACCGTTGCCTCGGCACGCGCGACCGGTGGCGGCGCGTATGGCCGCGTGGACGTCGCGGGCACGCCGGCCCTGGGCGGCTCATTGCGCGTGGAGATCCTGACGTGACACCGTGGCTGACGGTCGTCATCCCGACGATCGGCCGCCAGACGCTCGAGGACACGCTCACGTCGTTGCGCGTCCAGCCCGAGAGCGACAACCTCGAAGTGCTGGTAGTGGCCGATACGCATGGTCCCGTCAATGCGCAGCTCAACTACAGCCATAAACGCGTCGAGGATCTTGGTTATGACTGGCTCGAGTTGGACGCTGGCGTGAATTGCGTCGGCCAGCCGCAGCGTACGTACGGTGCGAAAGCGGCGAATGCCCCATGGGTCTGGTTTACGCAGGACGACAACATCGCTGCCGAGCAATCGCTGGCCATCATCAAAGCGGCGATCGCACACCAGGCCCACCCGCGGCCGATGTTCTTTCAGATGCAGACCTACTGGGGTGCACGCATCTGGCAGACGCCGCATCTCACGCAGGGCAACATCGACGCCGATTGCCTGGTCTTTCCGCGTGACATAGCGCGCGAAGTCGAATGGGGGTTGCGCTACGAGGGTGACCTGGATGCGGCGATGCGCGCGTTCAATCTGACCGGTGGCGACGTGGCCTGGGTGGACGAGCTCGTCAGTGTCGGCCGTCCAGCAGTGAAGCAGATCTGGTGGCGATAAGCATCGGCACGGTGCGCTTGAACATCGGCAGTGGTGATCTGCCGATGCGCATGACGGGCTGGGTCAACGTCGACGAGACCGCGTATCCGGGCGTGGACCTGGTGCTGCGCGTGCCGCCGCTCCCCTGGGAAAGCGATACGGTTACCGAGATTTACGCCGGCCACTTTCTCGAGCATCTGACACGTGACGAAGCGCATGAATTTCTGCGCGAGTGCTATCGCGTGCTGCGGCCGGGCGGGCAGATCGGCATCATGGTCCCGGATACGCGCGAGGTCATGCGCCGCTACATCGTCGACGAGCCCGCGCCGATGCAATGGCCGGCCGGTCACTATCGAGATCTGCGCAATCTGGACGAACTGTGCGAGGCGATCATCTTTTCCACCATGCAGCCATCGCACCACCAGTGGGCGTACGACACGTTCACCTTAACGCATGCGCTCGAACACGCGGGTTTTATGGTCCTCGGCGAATTCGACCGCTTCACCGACCCGCGGGTGGCGGTGGGCGCCTGGTACCAGTTTGGAATGGATGCCATCAAATCATGACCGACGCCGTCGCCAATCCACACATCAACAATGCCGGCTATAGCGTCTTGAGCAGCGGACCCGGTACGGAAATCCTGGCCTGGAAGTGCGTGCACTTTTCGGTCTACAGCGGCATCCACACCTTCTCGCCCGTGGTGCCGGACGACGTCGTCGAAGAGACCAAAAACAATCTGCTGGCCTATTACCTGACCGTCCAACCGTGCGATTGCATCCCCGTCATCAATCCCCCATAGGAGGACCTATGCCATCCTCACCGATTCCACCCTGGAATTTGAAACCGGGTTCAGCGCCGAAGCCCAAACCGAGCAATCCTGGCGCGGGTCAGGCACCTACGGATCCCAGCGTTCGCGTCTCTGGCCCGCTCACCGATCCGAGCAAGCGCGTCTCAGGCGGCTAGATGTTGCGCATCCTGCTGGTTGGCGCCGGCGCGTCGTTTTCCACCAAGGATGTGGAAGACGGCTACCGCGCCGCGCTCTCAGCAGTGCCAGGCATCGACCTCAAGTACTACGCACTCGAGGCGCGCTTGGGCATCGCGCGGGACTGGTTGATGAAGCTCTGGCGCGCACGCGGAAAGAATCCCGAGCAGCGGCCGAGCTGGCCCGACACGGTGTATCGCGCCAGCATCGAAGCGTTCGAGATGGCCCTGCGCTACGACGTCGATTGGGTCTTCGTCATCAGCGGCATGTACTTCCACCCGGACGTGCTCGAAATGCTGCACCGGGCGCGTCTCAGGACAGCCGTGCTGCTGACCGAGTCACCCTATGAGGATGAGGCGCAATCGCGTCTGGCGGCCCTCGTAGACGTTGTGTGGACCACTGAGCGCAGCTCGGCCCAAACACTCGGCGCTGGCTACTTGCAGCATGCCTACGATTCTGCTCGGCATTCGAGTGGGTTACCCATCGACATGGACGTGCCGGCGCACGATGTCGTCTTCGTCGGCACGGGGTTCGAGGAGCGCATCGCCGAGCTCACCGCGGTCGACTGGACGGCCATCGACCTGGGCCTGTACGGCAACTGGTCGCTGCTTGGCTCGCGCCATCCCCTGCGCACGTATCTGCGTAGCGGGCCGCTGAGCAACGATATGGCCGTAGCGCTCTACCGGCGGGCCAGGATCGGGCTCAATCTGTATCGCACGTCCCAGACGTATGGGCGCGACGTGACGCACGTGGCGGGCGCGCAGAGCCTCAATCCGCGGGCCTACGAGCTCGCCGCGTGTGGTGTCTTTCAGATCTCGGACTACCGTGCCGAATCGATCGAGATGTTTGGCGACAGTGTGCCGAGCTTCACGCCAGGACATCTTGAGGACAGTCTGCGGGCGTATCTGCTGGATTCGCCCGCCCGTCGCTACGCGGCACGGCGCGCGAAAGATGCCGTGGCACCGCATACGTTCGCCGCACGCGCGGCCCAAGTGGTGACCGATCTGGAAACCTTCGACGATCGGTGCCTTCTGAGAAAGGGAGCTTGATCGTTCATGGCCATCAAGTACCACGGCAAATCGGGTCTCGTGTATATGTCAACCACCGGCAGCGGTTCGCCCGTGCTGGTAGGCGGCATGCGCGCCTTCACCCTGGATAATTCGACTGATACGGTCGACACCACCGAGTTCGGCGCGACCAACCGCACTATGGTGCAGGGCTTCCCCGCCAGTAACGGCACGATCGAAGGCTTCTGGGCCACCGATGACAGCACGTTGCGCACGGCATCCCAGAGCGTGGACGGCACCAACATCGCGCTGTATCCGTCCTCGGCGGCGATGACGCGTTACTTTGGCGGGCCTGCCTGGGTCGACATGACGCTGCGGACCGCAGTCGACCAGGCCGTGGCGCTCACGGCCAACTGGCGCTCGCGCGGCAACATGTCCAACGCGCTCTGATGATGCCGATCAAGACCACCACGATCGCGCTCGACGAGATCGGGTACGACGGGTGGTCGGCGCAACTGCGGCTGAATGTGCGAGCGCGGACCTACGACGCGTTTCTGTCGCAGGAGCGCGACGAGTTCTGGGCGGCCTTCTGCGACATCGTCGTCGGCTGGAATCTCGAGGACGAGGACGGCCAACCTCTACCGCTGCCGCGGGATGGGCTGGGACCGCGGGACTTGCCCATCGACATTCTGAATACGCTCGTGCTGCGCTACGTCGAGGCTATGGCCGATAGTGCGGCGATCCCAAAAGCACGCGCCGAGCTCTCAGAAGGTACCTCTCGGACCAACGGCGCCGTCCCGAGCAGCGTGCCGGCCTAGGTCCGCCCGTCGACTATGTGCCGATCATTCTGGCGGATCGGTTCGAGGGGACGGGCCCGCTGTACTGGGAGGATATCGACGCCGACCGCCGCCAGCGCGTGCTCAGCTTCCTTGTCGTTGAA